TCTTTTTCAAGATTTATTGCGTGTGCTTCTACTGAAATTGTATAAAAATCATTTTCACCAATATAATGTGTTGCCTTGTCTACACCATATTTCCCGCTATATTTTCCTAATCCTGAAAAATAATAATTTGAGCCGGGATATATCGGCGTACCTCCCATACAGTTCATTTTTAATTTAATAGCTGTGGAATTTGCATTATACAACGCTGCTTTACTTTTTATTTGAGCCTCTTTGATTGAAGAAGCTGTCGTACTCGGCGTAAGCATTTTTTCTTTTTCGCCGTATATATACTCCCTTTCAGTATCTTCACCCTCGTTTTTATACTTCATTTTCACTCCGGTATAAAAACCCTCCTCATTGTCGGACAATTCAAAACTTTCAGAAATAGCCCCCACTTCAAAACTGCCGACACTTTCCGCCTCGTCCTGCTTTGCCCTATCAAAAATAATGATTTTATTTTTATACACTTTCATTCCAAATCCATACTCTTGACATACTTTAAATAAAAAATCTATATCTGTCTGCTGCGATTGCGTTTGAGATTTAATAACAATGCTATCGGCATAATACTCCAAACCTACCCCTAAATGGTTGCATATATCTTGTGCTATGGCACTGACTGAAACTTTTTCCCACTTTTTCGTATTTTTCGTACCGTTTATGGGAATTGAAATAGAACGAATTACAACTTCTATCGGATAGCCTGTTACTTTTATGCTATCGCATATAAATTCACCACAATCTATTGTGCGATATTCATTCTGTTTATCCCAATTTTCCAATTCAATTCTTGCCAAAAGTCGTGTACCTTTATCGATTAACCAATCATTTAACCAATGGTTATCGCAATCGTGAAGTTTTATATCCAAGCTGTCGGTTTCACCGCTTGCGACTTCTGTAAATGTTAAATCTCGGTTGTATGAACTGATACCGCCCCACACTGTGCTACCTTGTATTTCAATTTTCGCCAAGGCTCTGCGAGGAGCATTTACAAAATCATAACTCATTATTTTTCCTCCACGGTGGTAAGAATATTTCATCATCAGTTTTTGATATAGTCGGTATTTCTAAAACTACACCATAATCAAAAACGGCTATGTCAATATACTGCGGATTTGCAGTTAATAACGTCTTTATCAATTCTTCATTGTTATACTGTTCATATGCGATTTTATCCCATGTATCGCCTTGTTTTGTCGTATATAACATCTCTCTACCTTCTATCAAAAACCGCTGCCGATGCGTTTCGTCCGAGTATGCCGCCTTTTTCACTCTCGGCGATTTCGTTCTCAACTTTGGTCTGCATATCGTACAGAGTTTTTAAATCTGCTCTTGTCATTGTTCGGTTTCCAATCCTATATGATTGTCCGCCATTTAAAATTTTAGATATTGCCTTTTTTATCTCTACCAATTCTTGCTCTTTATCTGTCATTTATACCCCTCCATAAAAAAACAGGCAAATTAAAGATTATAAACATAATCTAAAAGTTGCCCGTTTGTATTCTATTCTTCAACTGTACCTTTGTAAGTGATATTAACACCTGTACAGTACGCAATTTGCGTATTTGTTATGGTTTTTACAGACGGAGAATTTACTCTGATTTTTCGTCCACCTGCTTGAATGATATATGATATTAGTTTTTGAATATCAATATCTCTGCCGATTTTTTGGCTTTGCCATTCTGTATATTCGTATATGTTGCTTTTAACATCTTGCTGTATAATATTTAATGCCGATATATCTGAATTACAAATGCTATATTCAACATCAATACTATATTCAACACGTTCCACATTTTTTATTGTTATATGGTCTGTGATTGCCTTTATATCGGGATTATTTATATATTCTGAAAGTCCCTCAATAAAACTTTCAGTTGCTAAATCTCTGTCTTTCAGCAATATATAAATTTCAATTTCCGCATCTGATGGATTATCAATAACCACATCATCAATCAACGAAGAATACGATTTGACATAATAGATGTATGCACCCTCCGAACCTGTTGTACTGTATAAATAACGTGAATTATATATACGTTCTCGAAGTGTATCATCATCTTCTACATCTGCACCGCCTAACGGATTGTCAATATTTTTTACGTTATCAATGTATGCTATCGGGTCTACTAATGTCGAAAGTTCCCCGATTTCATAATTATTTGCAGCACTGCCGCCGTCTGTTGCAGTACATAAAACGTCAACATACAAATTTCCCGGAAGTATTTCCGCATATTCGCTTGTTGCAAAATAAACGTTTCCGCTTTCTCCGGTAACTCTTGTCCCGACAGGAATAGCAATAACATTTTCTCTGACCGCCGATAATGTAAATCGTATTGTTGTCACTGCATATTCTTCTTGTTTTCGTTGTAATAATCGGCTTATTGCTTTATTGTCAAGATATGCTCCGCTTGCATATTTCAACGAATTTTGCCTTGCTCGATTATTAATAATCTCTGCTACTTGATACATAATCTGTGCCTGTGCATATATTTTTGCTTTATCTTCATCACTTATTTGCGTAACTGTTTCGCCTGTGATTTCCGACAAGGCGGATTTATATTCATTTATACCAATCTCTTTTAATTTTTCAACCGATATATCACCAATGAATGATATATCAGGAATACTATCCAATATTGACATCTTTCCGCCTCCTAATATCCGTTTATCCAACTTGATTTTTTATGTGGTGTTTCTTCCGCCGCATCTTCGTTCGCATCATACAATCCGATAGTTCTTACACCGCAAATATCCGCCGCCGCTGACGCATATACTCTACAATCCGTAAAATGGTTGTCACCGTGACTTACTTTTGGTCGCCAAACTAATCGCCGCCTTTGTCCTGAACCCTCTGCCACTTTATGCTCTGCTGTTAATTGCTTTGCGTATTCCAAATCACAATCTGCATGAACCATACAAGAACCAATACCATTCTCTTTTTGCAATCGCCTTGCGATACTATCTTTGTACTTGCCACCGTCAACCAATATCAACTGTTGCCCGTCATATTCTGCACCCTTACGGTTTATTTTTGTTACCCTATAATGATTGTTACCGCCATCTATACCCTTAACGGGTATCGCCCACTCGTGCCGCAAACAAAATGCGTATATCTCTGTTGTTTGGTCGCCACTGTCGATTAAACATAGATTAACATAGAATTGTTCGCCCGAAGAATTTTTATACTCGGCATTCATATACATTTCCAAATCGTTCAATGATAATAACTGTCCATGTATAATTGATTGACTTGTCCACTCTGCACCCCAAGCAACAATGTCATAATATACAGATGTTTCTTGTACGTCCACACCTGCCGTAAGCATAACCGCCCAATCAGGTACTACCCCTTGCGGTTCTTCCGCCTGCCTTTGCATAACTAATTCTTCACTTGTCTTTACCGTGGTATCTTCCCACGGTTCAGCCAACCACGAATTGATAAAATTCTGTAATTCTTCCGGGTCGTCTTTGCTTCGTAAAAATTCAAGTGCTATATCTTTCCACGATACAAAAAATGAATATAACGCATTAATATGAAAACTTACGCTCGTTGGTTTTTCTCTGCACGTTTTTTTCATATCTCGCCATTCACCTTGGCGAATAATCGCACGTTTTTCACTGTCGGTTATCTCTGCACCGCATTCTTGACAATAGTAACTTGCCGTTTCTGCACGTTCTTCTATCGTCATTTTATTATCTTCATCATTCTGAAAACGAACTTGCTGCCATTTTAAAATTATCATTTCACCGCAATGCGGACACGGTACGAAATAATATTTTTGTGCTTCTGCTCTCTCATGAAATCTCCAAATATAATTAGATTTCAGCGTTGGAGTGCTACAAGTATAGATTTTTTTGCTATATCCATATGTTTTAGTTCTCTCTACCGCCAAATTATATGGATTTGCTTCTTTTTTCGTAGCACCTGCCATTTTGTCAATTTCATCAAAAAACAAATATTTTATCGCTTTAGAAGCCAATGCGGCCGGAGTATTACCCGAACGCAAATATAAATTCATACCTCTGAAACGCAAATTCTTTTCAGATGATTTTGTTTGAAAAAATCTTGATTTGATTTCTCTCGTTTTTTGGTATGCCGGTTTTAATTTGTCGTTCGACACGTCTTTTGCTAATTCATCATTCGGATACACAATCATTGTTGGCGATGGATTTTGTGTTATAATCCACCCTGTCGCATTAATTAATGTTTCTGTACCGCCGACTTGCGTTGATTTCACAAAATTAATATTTTGGATATACGGGTCATTGAAACTGTCCATTATTTCAACCAAATACGGTGTAATGGCATTACTCCAACGACCCGGCAAAGCGGAGTTATCCGTCAATATACGGTATTTCTCCGCCCATTGCGAAACTGTCAGCCTTTCCGGTCGAGATAATGATTTATGAATACACCTCATAAATAATTTTCTTGTTTTTTCTCTTGACCTCAATTTTTCACTTGACATATTCCGCCCCTCGCTATCTTCTTTGCTTTCGTAGTCGTTCAAGCCTTTCGGCTCTTTCCGACAAATCATCTGCTATATCCAATAATTCTTGTTGCGGTCTTTGAAACATAAATTCTATTGATGTGTTTGTTGCCATGCCTAAATTTACGCATAATTTTCTGATATTTTCCGCTGTTAATCCTCGCTGTATAAAAAATTTATAATTCGATTTTTAATCTTGGTTATATCCTTACCGCTTATTCTTTGATAAAATTCCAATGGCAAATCCGTTAGCTTTGAAGCCGTTGCCATTGCATATTCTATCGTTAATTCCGGTGTAGAAGAAGCCGATTTTGCAATTTTGCGATATAGTTTTTCAATATCTTGCATTTGCAGTGCGTTTAAATTTTCAAGATTGGTTAAATCAACCTCGCTGATATGCTCTCCCTCAAAATTGTATGTCTGCGATAATTTGATAATATTATCGACCTTTTCTTCTTCCTCTGGGATAATAATATCAACTACCTTCTTTGTGTCTGTTGCCACGTTTTTAACCTCGACAATCTTTTTCTGTTCATCTGTACTTTTTTCGTTTGACATTTCTTAAACCTCCTAAAATTTTATATATAATAATTGTTTTACAACAAATTATTCTTCTTCATCAGTTTCGACATCATAATCAATCGGTTCTGTTCCGTTTATAACATCAGGGTCATAATTTGATAATTCCTCTAATGTCATTTCCAACTCTTTCTCCAATTCTGAAATGATTATATGTATATCAGTTTGTCCTATAACAATCGGTGCTATTTTTGCCGGAACTGATAACAGACGATTACGGAAATCTATAAGCATATTATTCAAAAATTGTTCTACATCACCTGCTTCATGCGTTTCCTTTCGCAGCCTCCGTAACTTCAATTTTGTGATTTCCTTTTTATATTTTTCGTGTTCTGCCTGCTCTTTTTCTTTTTGCAGATTTGTCCCGTTGCCGACTTCCGCTTTTATCTTAAAATCTATGTACTCTTGTACACACTTTTCAGCGTTATATTTTCGACTGTCGGTAACAAATTCAAATAATCCTTGTTCTTTTAAATTTCTGACCTGTCGTGACGAAATTCCAAGTAGTGCCGCAAGCTGTTTTTGATTTACTTCCATGTTTTTTTTATTCCTATTAAATGCAAAAAATTAAATTTTGAAATTTCTACAAATTAATGTTCCAAAAATTTAACCGATTTTTTATATCGACTTTTTGTAATGAATTTTATTCCTTAAAATTTTTAAATTTGCGATTTTGAAAACCGCAAATTTTATAAATTTTTATACTTGTTTTTCATGTTTTTTA